GGGTATCACGAACACGAACTAGAAGGTGAAACGGTTTATATGGCTTGTGACGGACACGCTGAAGCAACTGAACTTTCTAGCTTTATTTCTGAATTTGGTGAAGATATCCCTGAAGGTTGGGAAATAATTAGTGAAGAAGAAGCTGAAGAAGAAGCAGAAGGTTTTGATTTTGAAACTGAATTAAACTCAGACTACTATGAATTTGCTAGTACAGGTTCAGCATATCCTAACAGAAAATCAGGTCAAGACCAAAAGAGTAAGCAAGAGCAATATGAAAATGATATTTACAGAGTTCGTTACAGGTATGTAGGAAGTAAAAAAGGAGAAAGAGATTTTTGCAGAAAAATGACTAATGCTAATAAAATTTATCGTAAAGAAGATATTATTGCAATGGGAACAAAATCTGTAAATCCTGGATGGGGAGAATATGGAGCAGATACTTATTCCATTTGGAAGTGGAAGGGGGGGGCACTCTGCAAACATAAATGGTTCAGAATCATACTAGTACAAGAAGGAAATAGACCTAAAAATTCAGACAAAATAATATCATCAACTGAAGCAAGAAGTAGGGGGGTAAAATTGCCTAGAAATGCAAAAGAGGTGTCAGTAGCACCACACGATATGCCAAATCACGGATTCGTAAACCCTGAATTAATTGCTAAATATAAAAATGTAAAATAATGGCATACGTACTATTCATATCAGAAGAAAAACTGAAAGATTCAACAGCAATCAATCTAAATGTAGATGTCAATCTATTACTACCGTATGTGAGACAGGCACAGAAATTGTATGTTGAAACGAAGCTAGGAACTGACCTGACTCAAAAGCTTAAAGATGAAATCATAGCAGGAACTCTAGCAGGAGCTTACAAGACTTTAGTAGATGAGTACATTGGTGATATGTTACCTAACTGGGCATTTTACCACGCTATACCTTTCTTACGCTTTAAAATAGAGAATGGCAACATATACTCTAAGACTTCAGAAACAGGAACAGCACTTAGTACAGATGAAGCACAACACCTTAGAGAGGAGGTTAGAAATACTGCTGAATACTATACAGAAAGACTTATAGAATATGTAAAGAATAACATAGCTAGTTTCCCTGAATACAATACAAACTCTGGTGCAGATGTCAATCCTGATGATAATGCCTACTATAATGGAATGAATCTTGAAAGACCAATGCAACAAGGAACTAAGCTTACATTGAGAAACTTTTTAAGTGCGTCAGATTAATGAAGAAATACTATAAAACAAAACCAACTAACATAACTAAGCTAAAATCCTACTTGGATAAAAAGCCAAAACAGAATAAAAATGACAGACCTAAGAGACACAATACAGGTAGGACTAGCTAACGGATCAGCTATTGGATTCAGTATCACTGATTGTAATGAAATACTAACTTTCATTTCACTTATACTAGCAATAGCATTTACTATCTATAAATTTTTTATCTATGAAAAGAAGAAAGCTCAATAGTAAGAACCCTAAATATTTTAAAGAAGATGAAAGCTCTGTTAAAGTTCGTAAGGAATTTGTTAGAGAGGTTAAGGGTGTTAAAATCTACAAAGCATATTACCTCTAGTTTGAAGTTAAAATACTTTAATCTTACTGAGTTTGATAGTCCTGATGAAGTTGGTTCAGGTTATAGAATGGATAAAGACTTTCTATATAGACTCGATACTGCAAGAGGTATTGCAGGTATTCCCTTTAAAATTAATTCAGGATATAGAACGGAAAGTCATAATGCATTTGTTGGTGGTCGTGTAGGTTCTAGCCATAAAAAAGGTCTTGCAGTTGATATTGGATATTATGGAAGCAGGGAAAGATACTTAATACTAAATGCCCTAATGCAAGTTGGTTGTAATAGGTTTGGGATTGCCAAGACTTTTATACATTGTGATGTGGATAAGTCAAAAGACCCTGATGTTATATGGTTATATTAATAAAATAAATTTGAATAATAATTAAAATTAAATAAAATGGAAAAGTTTTTACAGAAGTACCTTATCGGAAAGATGCTAAAGTCAAAGAAATTTTGGTACGCAATTAGTTCGGTAGTAGTTCCTGCTCTTGTTACTTATTTAGGAGTAGACGAAGCAACTGCTAAGGATTTATACTACGCTATACTTACGCTAATTGTTGGTCAAGGAATCGCTGACGTTGCAAAGAGATAATAGATACAGACTAAAGCCACACGAGGTAGCCACTTTACAAAAGATGCGAGAACAAGAAACTAGGAATGTCTTAGTGATTGGAGATTTGCACGAACCCTTTTGTCTAGATGGTTATCTTGATTGGTGCTTAGAACAATACTACGAGTACTCCTGCTCGGAAGTTGTCTTTATAGGTGATGTAATAGACAACCACTTTTCAAGCTACCACGAAACATCAGCAGATGGTATGGGTGGAGCTGAGGAGTTAGACTACGCTATTAAGAGAATAGCAAGATGGAGAAATGCCTTTCCTATGGCTACTGTAATAATAGGAAACCACGATAGAATCATAATGCGTAAAGCACAAACATCAGCAATACCTTCTAAATGGATTAAGTCATATAAGGAAGTATTAGAAACTCCTGATTGGAATTTTGTAGAAAGATACGAGAAAGATGATGTACAATACATTCACGGAGAAGGTGGAACTGCTAGAACCAAGTGTCGTGCTGATATGATGAATACTGTACAAGGACACTTACACACACAATGCTACACGGAACACTATGTAGGCAAGAAATTTAGAGTATTCGGAACTCAAGTAGGTTGTGGAATAAACCATAAAGCATACGCTATGGCTTACGCTAAGTATGGTAAAAGACCTGCCGTTGGTTGTGCAGTCATACTAAACAACGGAAAAACACCTTTAAATCTTTTAATGCCCTTATAATGTGTAGGGATAAAACCATAAATAAATGGACTTTAATTGTCTATTTGACTCTTATGGTGATAGTATTTTTACTCGGCTTATAACTAGCAGAAACACTTTTATTGAAACTTTTTGTTAAAAACTTAGTTAAAAATTTGGTTGGTAAGTTTTTTATTTTTATTTTTGTTGCATCAAAATATTAAAAAATAAATATATGAAAATTACACACATCAAAAACGGACACTCGTTTGAATTAAATGAAACCGAAGCAGCAGATTTCTTTTTTAGAAATGACCATAAAGATTATGAAATAGAAGAAATAAGCGAAATTAGTGATACTAAATACTATTTAGCTTGTATTGCTTTATTTATATTAATGGTAGCTTCAGGATTGCTACACATACATTGGAATTACTAATGGAAAGTATAGATTATAATAAGCCAAAAATTTCTTGGGTTACAGGTAAGCCAATAGACAATACTAAAGTAATAGCTGAAGAATGGCTATTAAAACCTCAATTCACACCAGTTCAATTACCAAGTATATGTGGGTTTACTAACTTTGACTTTAAAGAAAACAATAGGTCAGTTATTGTTATAGGAACTAAACTACAAATCTATAATAAGTTTTGTGAAATGCTAAGAGATTATGGTTGGCAAGAACAAGACAGTTGGTCTATTAATCTTAAACCAAGCTGGAAAATGCACTATAAAAATAATAACAAACAACCTTTAATAATTAATTTAATATGAAAATAAAAGAAATACACAAAAGACTACACGAACTTAATACATTCCAATGTGTAGATAATGAATTATATCTAAGAGGTAAAGATGAATATGGTCTAGACTTTACAATTTGTTTTGATGCCTTTAACTTTTTAGAATGGATTGACAAAGAACAAATAGAATATATTAAACAACAAACAATTAAATACATACAAAAGAAATGAAAACAACAGTAAATAGATTTGAATTTGCAGGTTGGTTTGCAGAACATAGACCAAACGATTTCAGTCCAATAGGAAGATTAGAATTATATGAAATGCTAACTAGCTATGAAGAAGATACAGGGGAAGAAATAGAATTTGACCCTATTGCTTTCTGTTGTGAATATACAGAATATAAAGATATGGAAGAATTCTGGCTTGATTATGATAAAGAAGATTATCCTGATGAAGAATCAATAATGGATGCAACATTCTATTGGGCTTTTGAAAATGGAAAATCTTTTATAATACAACAATTTTAAAATAATTTTTGTATTTTTAACCGAATTATTAACAAAGAATATATATATGAAAACTGAAAAAC